AGATCCAACCTTTGGACAGTACTATGCTTCTATTGACCCCGTGTCAGAAGGTAAAGCTGAACATGTTGATAATATGTTATATACACCTACAGGTAGAAAAAGAATAGGTGATATTAAAGTTGGGGATAAAGTAATAGGTTCTAATGGACAATCTATAAATGTAGTTGGGGTATATCCTCAAGGTATTAAAAAATTATATAAAATTACGTTTAGTGATGGTCACAGTATTAAAGTATGTGAAGATCATTTATGGAATGTAAAATTAAACGGAGGAACTAAAAGTTATATGACTCTTTCTGTAAAAGATTTATTAGATACTGAACAAAAAATTACATATACAGGTACTGGTAGAAATATTAAAAAAGAATATACAATTTCTACATATTACAAAGATAAACAAAATAGAAATAAATGGTCTATTCCTATTGTTAAGCCAATTAATTTTCAACCAAAAGGTTTAAAAAAAGTAAATGCAAATATCTCTAGAAATGAACAACCTATACATCCTTACATACTAGGTGCTTTGATTGGTGATGGAGGTTTATCTCAAAAATCAATAAGATTTAGTTCAGTTGATGAAGAAATAATAAATAGAATACAATTGCATTTACCTGATGATTTAGAATTAAAAAAAGTAAAGGGTAATAATTGTGATTATTCAATAGTTACAAAAAAGGGTAATAGAAATTCTTTAACAAAAAAATTAAGAAATTTGGGTTTAATGGGTTTAAAATCAGAACACAAATTTATACCTAAAGAATATAAATATGCTCTAGTTTCACAAAGAATAGTTTTATTAAATGGACTGTTAGATACAGATGGTTCTTGTACAAATCATGGTGTAGAATTTTATTCTTCTTCTAAACAACTTGCATATGATGTAGTTGAACTAGTTCAAAGTTTAGGAGGTATTGCTAAAATAAGAATGAAGAAAACCACACATCTGAATTCTTATATTGTAAGAGTAAATTTACCAAGAGGATTGGAACCTTTTTTACTATCTAGAAAAAAGGACAAGTACAAAATATCTAAAGTGTTTAGCAGATACATTACTAATATAGAACCTATAGATGATGCAGAAGCAATATGTATATCGGTTGATGCACCAGATAATCTTTATGTTACAGAACATGCTTTAGTTACACATAATACAACAACATCTGAATCATTATGTTCTATCTATGTAATGAAAGCACCTGTACAGGTAACTAAGGTTACAGGTATAGAAACTGAAACATATATAGAGCCCGATAAAATTGTGGCTGCTTGGTGTGGTAGGTTTGATGACCTGAACAAAACTCACCAGAGACTAGAGTTAATCATAGAATGGTATAATGCCTGGACGGTAATTGAAAATAACATATCATTATTCATTCAGTACATGATCTCAAGGAAGAAACAAAGATACCTAGTACCTAAGAGTCAAATCATGTTCCTAAAAGATTTGGGCTCTAACAACAATGTATTCCAAGAATATGGTTGGAAGAATACTGGTACTTTGTTTAAACAACACCTTCTTAACTATGCTATTGAGTATACTAAAGAAGAACTAGATGTAGAAACAAAAGCAGATGGTACTATTGTCCGTACAAAATACGGTATAGAAAGAATACCAGATCCTATGTTACTTACAGAAATGAGAGAGTATGCAGCAGGAGTCAACGTGGATAGACTTGTTGCATTCTGTGCACTTGTTGCATTTATGAGAATACAGCAATCAAATAGGGGTTATGCTAAAAGAGTTATCATGGATGATGCAGCCAAAAACTTGCAAAAGTCAGATAATTTGTTTAAATTAAATAGAAGCCCGTTCCGTCATATTGGTAATGGTCGACTTTCAAATGGTCAACCTTTTAAAAAGTCACCATTTAAAAATTTAAAGTAAAAAGATTATGCAAATAATAAATGCTATTCAAGCTAAAAATGGAGCTAAGACTACTCAAAATAAATTGGGTAGTATTACACAACCATTGCAATTTCTTCCTAGAAAAGAAAAAGATCAACAGTGGGCAGCTTGGAATTTAGACTGGTTGGAGTGGCAAGGACTTAAACAACTTAGAAGAAATGCCCGCAGGTTAATGAAGAACTATAAACTTGCAAAAGGTATTATTGATAAAACAGATTACATTGTAGAAGAAGATAATGATTATAGAGATATTGTTGAGGTTCTAACAAAAGAAGATGTTTCAGCATTAGAGTTAAAGTTTTATCCTATTATTCCAAATGTTATTAATGTTCTTGTAGGTGAGTTTGCTAAAAGGTCAACTAAACTTACATATAGAGCTGTAGATGACTTCTCATACAATGAGATGTTAGAGCAAAAAAGAAAGATGGTAGAAGAAGTTCTATTGTCAGATGCTCAAATGAAGATTACACAAGCCTTGGTTGCACAAGGTATGGATCCAGAATCTCCTGAGTTTCAACAAGAAACATCTCCTGAAAAATTAAAATCATTACCTGAGATTGAAAAGTTCTTTAAGAAGGATTATCAATCAATGACAGAACAATGGGCTGCTCATCAACATAGAGTTGATGTAGAAAGATTTAAGATGGATGAACTTGAAGAAAGAGGATTCCGTGACATGCTTATTACAGACCGTGAGTTCTGGCATATGAAAATGATGGAGGATGATTATGAGATTGAACTTTGGAATCCTGCATTAACATTCTATCACAAGTCTCCGGATGCAAGATATATCTCTCAAGGTAACTGGGTAGGTAAAACAGATATGATGACTGTGTCAGATGTAATTGATAAGTTTGGTTACTTAATGACACAAGAACAACTTGAGGCATTAGAGAATGTATACCCAATTAGATCTGCTGGATACACAATTGGTGGTTTACAAAATGATGGATCATTCTATGATGGAACTAAATCACATGAGTGGAATACCAATATGCCATCACTTGCATACAGACAATATACTACGGCTATGTCCGGAACTGTACTAGATGGTGCAGATATAGTTGCTCAAATTATTGCAGAAGGAGAAGACTATTATGATCAAGGTACTGCATACCTACTAAGAGTAAGTACAGTATACTGGAAATCACAAAAGAAAATAGGTCACCTTACAAGAGTTACAGATCTAGGAGAAGTGACTACTGAGATTGTAACAGAAGACTACAAAGTAACTGACAAACCAATTTATGATACTCGTTTGTTTAAAAACAAAACAAAAGATACTTTGGTTTATGGAGAACATTTAGACTGGATCTGGATTAATGAGACATGGGGTGGTGTTAAGATTGGACCAAACATTCCTTCATTCTGGGGTATGAACAATCCAGGTGGTTTCTCACCTATTTATTTAGGTATTGAAAAGAATAACCTAGGACCACTTAAATTCCAATTTAAAGGTGATAACACATTGTATGGTTGTAAGCTTCCTGTAGAAGGTGCCGTATTCTCAGATAGAAATACTAAGTCTACTGCATTACTTGACTTAATGAAACCATACCAGATCGGATACAACATTGTAAACAATCAGATCGCGGATATCCTAGTAGATGAACTTGGAACTGTAATCATGTTAGATCAAAATGCATTACCTCAACATTCATTAGGTGAAGAC